GGCTTGCCCGTGCTGCTGCAATGCCGACAAAGCATCGGATGCCCACTGATCGGAACTTGGGGACACGGGTTCATCGGGATAAGAGCAAGTTCCACAAGACGAAGCGTCAGAAGGACAAGGCTGACTTGCGCATGACCCATGAGGGGCGGGCGTTCGAGGCGGGGATCATGGACGTATTGCAGAAGGCAAAGAATCGGTTCACGCCCGACACGCTTGGAAAGATTCTTGAGAAGCTGCAACGGTTCGTGAAGACCAAGAGCCCAGCGGATGATTTGAGCAATGCGGAGGTCAAGTCTATCTACGGGCCGTATGATTATGGTCAGACGCTGCCGATGTCGAAGAAGCGGGACGTGGAGGTCGACTGGTCGAGCCACGCTGAATACCGTAGTGACCTTCGTGGTCTGAACTCCAAGGCAGTGAATGAGTCGGTTAGGGATTGGCTTTCGGAGCGGTTGAAAACGAAGGGGCCTGATTCAAAGCAGGTTCGCATGGATTTGAACCCAGGGACGGCTGTGGTGGATTACGATTTGCGCCAGAATCCCGCTGCTGCTGATTTGATAACGGTGTGGGCTTCCCGTCGTGGATGATGGTGTGTGACTAAAGGAGATAGAAATGAACAAGATCGCGAGTGAGTTGTTGAGGATTGCAAGGAATATGGAGGCGTCGTCTGCGGAGGCCGAGATAGAGCGTCTGATGAAGGCAATTCTTCCTAGCTCCATTTGGAAGGGTCGCGTGATGGCGGTCGGCGGATATGTACGGGATCAACTACTTGGACTGGATGCGAAAGACCTTGATCTAGTCGTGGAGGGGGAGGGAGGAGCAAAGGAGTTCACGCACTGGATCAAGAACCAGTTCGGTAACGAGGTCTCGACTCCACGGCAGCTTGGGGCGGGGTATCCCATCTGGCAGATCACGTTCAAGGAGGACATAGAGTTCGATGGGGAGGTCTACGAGACAAAGGGCGGGGAGCTTGAGGTTTCGGATTCTCAGAAAGAGTCGTTTCCAGACGAGGATAGCAGACAGCGGGTCACGACTCCCGGAAGCATAGCGGACGATGTGGAGCGTCGAGATTTCACCGTCAATATGCTGATGAAGGACTTGTCCAGCGGGGAGCTTGTCGATCTCACGGGAACCAGTGTCTCGGACATCCAGAACGGGATTCTCAGGGGGCATCCGGGGGTGGACTTCAACAAGATTCTTCGCGACGATCCTCTAAGGATGATGCGTCTTATTCGTTTCCAAGCGAAATACGGGTGGAAGGTTCCGTTGTCGGTCCTGAAGATAGTCAAGGCGAACGCTGGTAGGATCGCCATCGTGTCGGCGGAGCGGGTCAGGGAGGAGCTGGTCAAGGTGATGAAGATCGGGAAGCTGGCGCAGGCCGTGCGGGCTATGAGCGTGGTTGGTCTTCTGAAGCATATTCTCCCAGAGGTTGAAGCTCTCAAGGGTGTCGAGCAGACGAACAAAGGCGGATGGCACCAAGAGGGGGACGTATTCAGACACACCTTGATGGTGCTGAAGGGTGCGAAGCCGGGGGTCGAGTCGCAGATGGCGGCGTTGCTTCACGACATCGGCAAACCTGCAACACAGGAACGGTTCGGGGAGTTCGTCAAGTTCATCGGACACGAGGTTGCGGGCGGGGAGATGGCTGAGGCAATGATGCGACGGATGAAGTTTGATAACGCGGCGGTCAGCAAGGTTCGCAAACTGGTGGAAAACCACATGCGCCCACACAGTCTCGGGCGGATGAACGAAGGGGTGTCGGAAAAATCCATACGTAAGTTTGTTAGGGAGGTGGGAGAGGAACTGGTGGATGCTGTTCTGGATCTGGCCGAGGCGGATTCACTCGGGACAATCCCGTCGCACAACGAGATTCCTGATCTGCGGGAACGGATTGAAGATGCGGTCAAGGACGCGCCAGTCGGGGGGAAACCTATTCTTGACGGGCGTGACGTCATGCGTATTCTCGGGGTCAAACCTGGGAAGGACGTCGGGCGGGCTATGGGGATCGTTCAGGACATCATGGATGATGCTGCGGTCAAACGGATCCCGCTGGACAAGGATCTGGCGGAGAGGGAACTTTTGAAACGATGGGAGGCGTGATTATGAACATTGCTAAGGAATTAGTTAGGATTGCCAAGGTGTTGTCTGCTGGTGTTCGCAAGGTTGACGAGAAGGACAATCTTGAGCGGGAGTTCAAGGAGGCGATCAAGGACGGGGATACTGTCCAGTTCGAGTACACGAAGAAGGATGGATCCAAGAGCAAGCGGGAGCTTGTACCGTTGCAGGTATTCCCGATGAAGGGGGAGATGGCGGTCAAGGGGTACGAGGCAAACGACGCCCGCAAGGTCGAGAAGGTGTTTTACCTGAACATGATCGGGGATGTTAAGAAAGAAGAAACGAAGGAGGAGTTGAATAAAAAGCCGACTTCAGAGATTCAGGATATGTATGAGAAGGGTAAGGTGTGGAAATATGATTCTCACACTCCTGTGAAAGAGGTGTGGACAGATAAAAGCAGTAGTAATGCTGGTGTTACTTTTGAGGACTTAGATGAGATAAGAACCCCGATGGTTACATTTATACATCCTCCCACCGGTTGGGGTATCACCAAAGCATATAGCGACGAGGTGGAGGTTGATGTTGATGCCTTTTACAAGGGTGGGGAGATACGCAGAGAGCGAAAGAAGTTCTGGATTTATCAGGAACATGGGTTTTTGACGTCGGGTGGATTTAAGTTGCGACTCTACAAGGGGCAACTTGTTGGTGCTGGATATCCTTACAAAAGTTTCTATATGCTCAGTGCGGCTCAGACCTCCAAGTTCATCTCGGAAGTTGAGTCTGTTTTTGCGGATGCCATTCGGAAGGCTGAAAATGATCTCAGTGACTTAGTTAAATATCTTAACAATGATGTCGGTGATTATCTGAAGACTTTAGATCCAGACCTATTAAATGCTTGGTTGAAGGAAATAAATGGTGAAATAAACCTCCAGCATCAAACCTTTGATAGACGCACTGCGAAACAGAATATATTGGAAAATAGGGTTCGGTTTCCATTTGAGGGTTTTGTTTTTCATATGGACAGAGCACAAAAACTAATGGCTATTGTTCCTGATAAGCTCAAGAAGATGGCGGATTCAATGAGTGATAGTGGTAAATCCAAGTTCTTGAGTGTTTTAGAGGGCGAATCGCCAAGTGCTTACAGTTTGGGTATTGATGGGAAGACGGTGGGGATTCCCGATGCTGATTCAGTTTCTATCAATGAAAAGCCTGATAGTATTGGAGAGTCTTCAAGGGGGTCTATGAGTATTGACGGGAATACTTATTATTTCGGGAAGTCTAAGGTCGTTCCTGATTGGGTGACGCGGGGAACCTAAAGGTGTTCTGGTTTTGACAAAGTAATAATTGGACTACGCTATATGAACAGGCATTATATAGATCGTACGGCTGGCATTCGTGATGACTTTGATCTAAAGTCGCGGTACAGGTACTGGAATACCCGCTTGTTCGGCGGGGAGCTTACTGATGTGCCGCTGGGGTGGACTAGGTCAAAGACAATTGGCGGTCGGGTCGTTGCTCGGGCACTTATTCTTAACCGTGAATTATACAAGCGTACGGGGCAGGCGGACATAACGGTCAGGAAGCTGGAGCTTTCGGATTTTATGAAGATGGATCAGGACAGGGCTGACGCGATTCTTATACACGAGATGATCCATGTGTGGGTGATGACCAAACTGGGGTTGAATGAGAGGCCAGGAGGGCATGGGGCGAACTTCTACGCCAAGCTGCGGGAGATGAAAAGCAAGTCGGGGCTTGACATACCCGTGATCGAGCAGATTGACGTGCTGGAGGTATCTGATGACGTGGAGGCAAAGACTGTCGGGGTCGTCTTGATTCATCACTTCAACGGGAAGAAGTATTGTCAGGTGATAAACAAGAATCAGTTTATTTTTGAAAGAAATGACATAAAACGGCATTTGGATCGGCGGAACTACCCGTGGGCAGCAATGGTTATCTCTATGGATAAGAATCTTCTCAAATACAAACAGCAGCGCAAGTTTGGCAGCTCGTGGTATGTGATCGAGCAGTCGCTTGTCAACAGCATTATGAACGATGGTGGTATTATTGAGGATCGGCTGGCGGAGCCAGATCGCAAGGTTGCGGGAAGGAAGGGTTAGATCATGGACAACAAAAGGGTGGCAGCTATGGCTGATAATGTTGCGATGGGTGTAATGAGTCGGGTTGGAGCGGAGGAAGGGGTTGACGATGAGCCGATGTCGTTGGTCGATCAGGCGATTGACATGATGATTGCAGCCTCCAAGGTGATAGAGGACAACATTGACAAGATCAAGGCGGATAACGTCCCCCAGCAGGCGGGTCTTGATTCGTTCAGGGATGCTTTTGAGAACGGGGTCATGCCGTATCTGGCTGACATGGTAAAGGCGGTCGGTGTGTTCGGAGGGGAGTAGTAGCGATGGCACTTTCATTTCCATACCCGCAGACGATAAGGCCAGCAAGGCGTGCGGGTCAGGGGTGCCTGTCTTGCGTCCACAAGGCTTATTGTACTGCGCTATACTGGATGCGTCGGGGGCCTGCTGGTGTGGCGTTGCGGGAGGAACCGATAACGGACACAAGGATCGGTACGGCGTGCGGGTCATGGTCTGACAATCCCGCCGCCAAGATCACGGGAACACCGACGGCTGATGATCTTGCGAAGAACGAGGAGATGGAAACTCTGGGGATTGCCTCCGAGGCCAATCGGTGCGGGTTGACGGATGAGGCGACGGGTTCATCGAGGAGACCTTGATATGGCTATTGATTTCGCAGAGTTGGTACAGGGCAAGGTAAGCAGGGATGCGTTCATAAGGGAGCAGGAGGCGAAGGCTCCGAGGCGCAAGCCGAAGCGGATTGGCAAGAAACCGACACGGGGAACGCTATGGGCAATCCGAAACAAGCGGCTTACGATTCGGGAGGCTGCGTTGCGGCGGGCGCAGATGATCATACGGTACAAGAAGATTACCACGGGGGAGTTCAAGACATATGTGGTTGCACCATACGAGTGGAAGTACAGGCGTTTGAAGATCGGGCTTCGCAAGGTGCTTTATGCTTACGATATGGTGGATCGGCATATCAAGTCGTTTGTCCAGTCCAACATTCGCAACGTGACAATCAGTGATCGCAAGTTTGCGCCGAAATGGCCGGTGAAAATAGCATAACTTTTTTTTGATATTTATGGTAAGGGTATGGAGGGTGAAATGAGATCGAGACGTTCAAGTTCATTATGGGGTAGTGGAAACGGGGATATGGTTGCCCAATTCAATGTGGGTGATCTGGTTCGTCCTGTCATTGTAAAGGACTCCGCTTTTCACGGGGTCATTCGAGACGTATGCCCTAAAACGAACAAGCTGATGGTTGCTTGGGGCGGCGGGGATATATCCCAGCATGATCCTGAGGAGGTTCAGCTTGTCCTGAACGCCACCGCCTCATCCCGTCGTACCGCGTCAATGCGGGTTGCGGAAGAAGATGTCTTGCCCGAGGTCGATGTCCAAGATGATGCCAGCGAAGATGCTCGAGAGCCCGGATCGGGAGATGACACCGAACAAGTTGACGAGGAGGACGGAATTGACAGTCCCGAGGAGAGCGAGGAACAGACTGATTTCGTTGCCGATCCGATGGAGGATATGCTTAACCAGCAGGTTGCGTTCGAGTTGTACTCGGCGTACATCTACTGGGCGGCGTCTGCTTGGGTTAGCGCAAAGGGTCTTGATGGGTTTGCTGGATGGCTTAATAGTCAGGGCAATGACGAAGTGTTGCACGCCAAGAAGATCATGGACGTTCTTATGGAGACGGGGTCGCAATCGGCGTTTCCTGAAATCCCAGCCCCGACAACGACATGGGAGAGTATGGCGGAGGTCACGCGGGATGTGCTTGATCACGAGATGCAGGTGACGGCTCGCTGGAAAACGATTGATGCTGAAGCGCAGAAGGGCGAGAATGCGGCTGTCAAGACGCTGTCCGCGTGGTTCCTTGCGGAGCAGGTGGAGGAGGAGTCGGGGGCTGCGTCGTTGCACCAGAAGGTTCTGATGGCTGGGGAGGACGGATCGGGTATCCTTGTCATTGACAATGGGCTTGCCAAGACGGCTTCGCGGAAAGTGGCAGGCCAGCAGAAATCCATTATTGTTGACTGGAATGATTCGGGAAGCATTCGGCGGGCGGAGAAGATGAAGGCTACGCTTGAAAATGCTGGATGGAGTCTGGTTCGGACAAGGGCTGGGCTGACAACGTCCACACTGGTTTATGAGAAGGATAGCAAAACGGCATCTGAGGAACAGGCGATTGGTCAGACGGAGCAGTCGGTCGGGGAACCCGAAGCCCGTGGGGTTGAGCAGCCTATCGGTGGTGGGTTTGATGTTATGCAGCAGCTTGTGCAGACCCAGCGTGACACGTTCAAGCCAGAGATGATTAAGCCGACCGTTGCGTCCCGTCGTGGTCGCAAGGCGATGTACTGGTGCGCTCCCGACAGGACGTACAGGATGACAAAGTGTGAGCAGGAAGGCAGTCCTATACAGTGCCCGCAGTGCAAGGCTGAAATGGCTTTGGAATCATTCACGCGGACAGAAAAGATGTATGTATGCCCCGAGTGCAGGTTCAAGGTTCCGACGAGCAAGGTCGTCAAGCAGAGCATCCAGATTGACGTGGACTCGCAGGGTGACATTTCTATGGAGTTCTCGGGGTCGCGTCGTGCTGCTGTTGACGCTGATCCACAACTTGCCGCTGACCTTAAATTGATGAAGATAAGCGACATCGCGGAATTGATCCAGAAGGATCACAGGGCGAATGGCAAACAGGTTAATTTCGGGGCAAAGCCATATCTTAGTGCCATGTACGGAATGGATCATATTGATGATTCATACGGTATGGATAGCGGCTATTCGATTGTGGCTTACCTGCTGTCAAACCTGTCCTCGTGGAAAGGCCCTGTCGCGGTGGCAGTCAAGAAGGAATTGAAGCGGCGGATGAAATAGTGTTTAAGTGCGGGGTGTTCCCGCGAGTGTGGTGATGGATAGATATAGGAGGTGGTATTATGGCTTGGGCTTCTACAAATGATGATTTTATGACTGGGTTTGACGAGGCGACGGGCACGATCAGTGTTCCGCTTACGAGCTTCCAGCAGTTGACTTCTGCCGAGGCGCAGGGTACGGCGGATGCGCGGCCTTGCATCTTTGCGTTCGTTGATCAGTGGTTCAGCGTGTTCAATGCGTTGGCGGCTGCGGACAAGGCGACCAAGATGACGATCACCAAGGCGCAAGCGATGGCAGCGGATGATACGATCAGTCGGACGTATTCGTTCACGTTCAAGCTGGATCCGACGGGGCTTGAAGTCAAGGCGGAGTAGTCTGCGTTTGACGTTGTCGATGTGTTGGTAGGAAAGTGAGGGTAAGATTATGGCTATGGCGAATGCGTATCAGGAAGTGATAGCGGGGCGGGTTCGGGAGGATGAGCAGATTGCGTTCTTTGGCAAGAACAAGATCGCTACCCCAGCGCGTGTGTCGAACTTTGTCAATCTCGGGGGCAAACCGCAGCCGACGATTGAGAAGGACGTCATGCAGCACGTTGGTGTTGGTAAGGCTGGCACGGTTAGCGATAACCTGTCTGCTTACAACCAGAACGCGAATCAGTCGAGCTAGGTCGTGAATCGAGGCTAAGCATAGGGGTGTGGTAAAACACATTCCCTGCGCTTTGTCTCTCTTTATCGGGGCAATCAAATGAACAAGATTTCAAGAGATCTGATTCAGGTGGCCAAAAGCATTGTCGCTGGCGTCAATTACCTAGGCAAGTTGCAAAAGAAGCCTTTGGGGTATAGCGGGGCGTATCGCTTGGACGGACGGGTTGACGGTATTCCCTTGACGGTAGTATGGAATCCGCCAGACAGGGAGTTGAAGACCTATGGGTTCTGGGATGTGAGTGTCGGGTCGTTAGACCATGAGACATCCACGAGCAGGCAGACGACAGCACGCATGGTCAATGATCTTATTTCAGACATGATGGCGGAGGAGAAGACCCGCAATCAAACGGTGTCTGGTGGGGGATTGCTTCCTCTATCGTTCCTGAAAGATGAACTTGATGCTTACGATCATGGTCTTTCCGATTCGGAGATACAGAAGCTGTCAAAGATCGTTTACGACAAGCTGAGCCAAATGACCCCAGAGAAGCGCGAAACGTACAAGCGCGGGGCGCGTTCCGTGATTCTTGACCTTGCTGATTCGGGGGACGAGAACGGGTGGGAGGTTGCGAGACTTGCCCTGACAATCATCTATGCCAAGTCGTTGAACGGTCAGATGGGTTCCCGTAAGGTTGCTGGTCGGTTCAACAAAGTCAATGGTCTGGTGATCGCAAAGGTGGTGCAGGCCGCTACCGATCATGCTGCCGCTTCGGCTGTAATCAAGACCTTGCTGAAAAAGACATTCCCTAGAACCAAGTTCGAGGTCAGGTCTAGTTCTTATTCTGGCGGCAATTCAGTCAGCATCAGGTGGGCTGATGGCCCGACGTCAGAGGCGGTCAACAAGCTGGTTAGCAAGTACCAGTACGGGAGCTTTGACGGGATGCAGGACTTGTATGAATACACGAATCGGGATAATTCCCTTCCGCAGGTCAAGTTCGTCTTGCCGTCAAGGTCAATGACTGATAAGACGAAGGAGTTAATCACGAAGGAGATTTCTGAAAAGTTCGGAATTGACATGAATGACGAGGATGCGGTGTGGAAGGAGTTTCATGCTTGGCCCGACAGTGTGATCGGTAGGGAGTTTGCAGAACGGTCTTTTTAAGGATGGTGTTATGAACAGGATTGCGAAAGAGTTGAAGATGGTCGCGAGTTCGCTTGTCAAGGCCAAGTCGGTCACGGCGTCGGCTGAAATCGACTTTGCCGAGATTCCAGAGGATCGGGTAAAGATGCTGAGGGCTGTGTTCGGGAACCAGAATCCAGTACGCTGTTTCGAGGGGATGAACGGGTATATCGTGGTGTATTCTGGATCACCTGTGACAAGGCTTACCGCGCCTCGTTTGAAAAAGTTGATAAACAATTCATTCTTCAGGTGGCTGGATGGTGGGGATCAAAACGGGATTACAATCGGTTGTTAAGGAGTTGAGAAGATGGACTTGAAAAAGATAGCTGGCATGGTGTTGCGCAAGGCAATGGTTAATCGGGTTTCGATGGAGTTTGACACGGACGAGCAGAGGAAGAAGTATCTGAATGACCACCCTGCTGCTGATAAGTCAAAGCACACCGTCAAGAAGCAGGAGAAACCCCAGCGGGATATGGCCCAGAATCCTTACAACCAGATGCGTGAGCGGGATAACGCCAAGAAGATGAAAGAGATCGGCGACTTCTACGGCAAGGATCCGAAAGACTTGTCGGTTGACGAGATAACGGATTTCAATCAGGGTAATGCGAAAAAGCCCGCTGGTGATTCCAAGCAGAATACCCAGAAAGCGTTGTCAGATGGTCTGTCGAAGTGGGTGGATGACTACAAGGCTGCCCGTAAGTCGAATCCGAGTCTTGCCAAGAAGATCAAGCAGAACATCGACAAGGTGATCAAGGACAAGGGGCTTGATTCTGATACTGTTTATTCCAGTGGCGTTTCCGACCCGCAGGATCATCCCGCGAACAATCATCCGTCAACGGCTGACGCAAGCGGGTTGAGGGAGATGGGGCAGACTACGGCGGGGTTCGAGAAGGCTTTGAAGACCCATGCTAAATCTGATTCTCCAGAAGCGTTGCAGGCGGCTGCGAAGGAGTTTGAATCAGCATCGCGGGAAAGGATCAAGGGTTTGTCGGCCAAGATAATCAGGTTCCTACAGGGACAGGGGTCGTCAGACATAAGCACGAATGAACTTAACAACATGGCGAAAAGCAGCGAGTTGCCAGAGTCGGTGCGTGCGGCGGCGCAGGATCTGTACGACAGCTATTCCGCGACAGCGAATATATTAAGATATTCGCAAGAGGCGCAGGAGGCCAAGAAGCCAGTCAAGGTCAAGACAAAGGTTTCCCCGAAGGCAAAACCTGTTCTGGAAAAGAATGACCTTTACGAGGACGACACCGAGATTGCCGAGATGGCGGTTTTCAAAAAGACTCTTGGAGAACGTGGCAATGGTCGCAATCCCGCGCAATTGAAAGCCGACTTCATCAAGATGATGAATCCAGCAAGCTACGATAGCCCAGAGGCATTCAAGGCAGCGCAGGAGAGGATCAAGAAGATGAGCCCGCAGGATTTTGACATTGTTCTGTCGGCACTATCGGATGACGAGGACGTTAAGACAAGCAGCAGGAAGATTGCGGGAATGAATGATCGGGTTATGATGCGTCGGGTTGCTAGTGAACTGGTTCGGGTTGCCAAGCTGCTGCAAGCGGCCCCGTGGGACTCGATCATCGAGGGGATCCAAGTTAATCGCCTGAACTCGATTCAGGATTCGCTTACATCGTTTGCCCCACGGTTGAAGGTGATGATGGCGAAGCGTGCGGCGGATGACCTTGGCGTTCAGCCCAACGATCTCAAGCGCGAACACTCCTCCTACTACACCTTCCTTGATCATGGCGGCGAGCGGACTGGGGTCAACTCCAACAAGTACCACTACTACGTGATCTTCAGCCGTACCATTGAGAATGGCGAAACGGTCTATTCTTCGTGGAACTGCTCGGGTAAGATCAACAACATCGAGCGGCACTACAACTTGACCCTGAAGGGATTCAAGGTTCCAGAGGTGACGGAGTGGCCGAAGGCTATCAGGGCGATGGAAGCGCACAAGAGTTTGAAGGTTGGCAAGGGCTACGAAGAAGCCAAGTACATTCGTGGCTAAAGACAGGAATCGCAGTTCGCGTTGCAGCGGAGGGATGGCGCGGGGGTAAAACCCCGCGCAGGTTCCCTAGTAAGGGAGATGTCCATGAGTGATCGTAGGTGTACAACGTCGGGGTGTCAGGCAAAGGCGGGTGCGATGAGCGTCAGCTTTGATCTGCCTTATGCTACTGTGCTTGTAAATCCTAGGGACGAGTGGAAGCGGATTGCGTCGGGTGGTAACAGGGTTCGCGTTGCCCGTCGTATTGATACTGACTGGTCTGCATATACGCCAGAGCGGTTTCTATTCACTCATGTTTCCATTGTCAGCTCCGTCGAGGTTGAACCTGATGGACATACGATCAAGGTTGCCTGCAATGATCTCGTGAACAACAACGGCAATGCTTGGTCTAATGATGTTCTGCTTGCTACGTTCAAGACGTTCATCGGCGGGGATAATTTCCTCGAACATGTTCAGATAGAATCGTTATCCAAGGGTAAGATTTTGGATGCAGTTGCAAGACCTATTGTTTATTCTGATGGCAAGGGAAACAAGGCTAATGTTTTCTATGTGGACCTATTGATTGCGACTGATCGCAAGCATAAAGACCTTGTGGCAGATATTGAGTCTGGGGTGACAAACTGCCTATCAATGGGTTGCCTCTGCGACTGGGTTCAATGTTCTCGGTGCGGAAAGGTGTTCGGGGATAACGAGGTTAGCTGTGACCACATCCAGAATCAATTGCTGAACAAGTACACTGACAAGCAGGGTCAGATTCGGGTGACGTCGGAATTGTGCGGTCGGATGGTCAAGAAGAACGGGGTTATGGTTGCTGATCCGAAGTCGGTTCAATTCATTGAGGCGAGCTGGGTGGAGCGGCCCGCGTTCGAGGGGGCGCAGATAAATCATTACATCTCCGAGGTTCCCGAGCATATAGCACGTGCCGCTTCGTCTATAACGTCCTTGCATGCGTGTGTTGATGATATATTCAAGTTGCGTGTCGCCGACAAGGCGGGGATGATGGTTCTCAAGGTTGCCCGTCGTCAAATGGCCCGTTTAAGTCGGGAGCATCTAATTGGTCGGGTGGCTGCCCAGCAGATTAGATTTTGATTTAATTCGGGTTTAATAATTTTTTTATATTTTCACATTAGACATAGCTATGGGGTGTGTACCCCGAATGGGTTTGTCAATTGACAGAAGGAGTTAGACATGAGTGTTGGAAACATCGGTCGGTTGTCGCGCCGAGTAGCGATGCTGGAAAGCAAGCTGCGTCGTAAGGCTGCGGATGAGGTTGAAGTGGATGCGGTCAAGGATATGGAAGCCCGCATGGCGGAGCTGGAAGATCTTGATTCCGAGGATGAGTTCGGGATTGACGACGTGGAGCTTGCCGAGGACGAAGTCGAGGGCGAGGAAGACATGTTTGATCTCGAAACGCTTGCCTCTGATGATGACGACGAAGACGACGCAGATGACGCCGAAGAGGACGACACTGATGTAGAAGCTGCTGAGGACATTGATCTGGATGGGTTTGACGATGAAGTCGAAGCCAGCGAAGTCGATCCTGACGGCGTGGAGGAGCAGATCTCGCAGGATTCCCTTAGCGAAGTTCTCGGGGTGACTAAGGGTACGCAGTCCAAGACGCATGACTCGATGCTCAGCGTTGGCAAGAAGGCGTATGTGGCGAAGATGCGTGAAGCCTCCGCTCGCCTTGACCGCGTTGCGAGCTATCTCGAAAAGACGGGGCGCGTCAAGCTGGCGTGTCGTATTGATCGCATCGCTGATGCAGTGGATGCCAAAATCAAGCAGGTTCGGTAATCAGTCGAAACAAGACTGGGAAGTGGGAGTTATAAGATGAGCAAGAGAGTTCGACTGACGAAACGGGCGGCGGATATGAGCATTCCTTATCCAGGAAATGTCAATCAGCCTGATCGGGTGGATCCCGACATGGAGCAGTATCACACGTTTGAGCAGCAGGTCAATCACGAGTTGCCTGATCTGCGCACCGATTGGAAAGAGAATCCCCGTGATGAAATCGGTTTCGGCGTGCCTGACGCGTCGGTGTTCCCGTTCGGTGTCCGTGTCGCCAAGGGTCGCCCGACGATGGCCAGCGTTCGCGTAGCTGCATCCAAGGCGGTTCGTCTGGCGGTTCTGTTGCTGGGCGAGAAGGTGGACGAGGAAGTGATTGAGGAGCAGGCCAACGACTTTATGGAGTTGGATCGCGAAGCCCTTGATCGTTCGCTTGACCGCTTTGCCAAGACGCAGAAGCTGTATGCCAGCGAGGACGAAGAGGAAGCTGCGCCTGTGACGGTGGAGAAGGAAGCCGCTGTCAAGAACGCGGAAGACGCTCCCGTAGGCCCGAATGACCAGAATGATCGGGCGATGCAGAACTGGCCCGCCGAGGCGCGTGAAGCGTTTCTGGCGATGCAGAAGCAGATGACCGCAATGGCCGCCAAGGTTGCCTCGCTGGTCGCTGCTGATGGCGAAGATGAAAAGACTGATGATGCGGAGGAAACGACCGAGGCTTGCAAGGCGTCGGAAGATGAGACCGTTGAGACGGAATCGGAAGTGACCGCTGCGGATGACGCAGAGGAAACCGACGAGTCGGTGGAGGAGAAGAGTGCCAGTGATTCCGATATCGAGCTGTCTGGCCCGATTGACGACGAGCTGGAACCCGATGCTATCGCTGACGAACAGCTTGAATCCTTGTTCGACGATGAGTCGATCACGGGTGAGGCCGAACTTGACAAAGCTGTCGAGGCGTCGAGCCGTAAAGCTGGTATTAAGAAACTGGGAGGCCAGCCCAAGGTCGCGTCTCGCGGCGGCAAGGTTGACCTCAGTTCGCTCTGGGAATCGGCCCCTGATGTGAACCATCTGTTCTAACTGTTGCCGAACGTGTGGAAGTAGAGAGAAGGAGAAGAGAAAATGGCAATGACGATTCTGATTCGTGGCCAGCTTAATTCGATTCCTGTTCTTTCCAATGATTGCTTTACCAAAGCAAACTATGGAGTGAACACGAACGATACGCTGAGCGTGAACACCCCGCGTGGTGTTCTTGGTGGTTCCGTGGCGGCGGTTGATCCGACCGAAGGTAGTTATGTGGCTGTGCCGTGTGACGCTTCATTGCGTCCGATTGGTCTGTTTGTGAACGACGCCGCTGGTGCTGCGTTCGAGAACAGCCCCGCAGTTGCATCTGGCAAGATCGCTGTGATGAAGGGTATGGCATCGGTTGAAGTGGACGTGTACGAGACCCGTGACGCCGCTGACAGTGCCGATCTGGTCTGGGCTGTTGGCAATCTCGTCTACAGCTCGGCTCAAGGTCTGTTGACGAACGAAGCGTCTTCCGAGACTGCTCCGAAAACTGTTATTGGTGTTGTCACCAAGGCCCCAACAACCGCATCGCCCACTCTGGGTGTTGATATGCGTCTCTGATAGTAATCGGAAGCGAAGAAGGAGAATAAGAACATGAGCAAGATGACTAATGAGACCCGTCAGCAGATCATTTCCCAGCACATCCGCACCGCCGCAGGGCGTCAGCGTTTGGCTGCAAGCATGATTCAGCCGTTGCGCCGTCGGCGTGACTATTCCAGCGTAGGCCGTAAGGCGTTCTTTGTCGAGGCGTTGCCCGATGGAGCCCTGCCGATCTACGATAAGGACCCGAACATCACGGCGTATGTCGTTGGTGAAGAGGGGGAGAACATCGTCGCGGTTGCCAAGCCGAAACGTGTGCTGTTCCCGCTGTTCGAGATCGCCTCGAACCCCGAGATCCAGCTCACCGAGATCAAGCAGCGTCGGTTCGATCTGATCGAACGTGCTGTGGATCT